CGTTGACCGAGGCGCCTCAATCTGACCCAAAACCAAGTGAAGACGTTGTTCCAACTCATCATAAGACTTGTAGTTCACAGGATCAATCCACTCGTTAAGATCATACATCTTATCGTAGATCGCTTCAAGATACGGATCATCTTCTGACAGTGGAGCTTGACCAGCAAACTCTGACTTATCATAGTTTGGATAACCAGAGACCTGTTGAATCTTCAACTTGAAGTTCGCACCTTCCCAGAAGTCAAATGGGTTCATTGGATCTTCATCTTGGAACTGCGGTTGCATCTGATCCATGATCTTATCAAAGATCTTTTTACCATATTGGTACATGAAGACCTGACCTTCGTTCTGTGGATTTGCAGGATCAGAAACCACTAGAATGTTCGAGACATACTTGAGACGACGCTTGCGTTCGCGAACGAGGTCTTGGTTCTCTTTGATCTCTGTTGCCCACAACTTACTGTTAGCTTCTGATACAGGATCTTGTTGACCGATTGAAGTCAGAGACTTCTCGATGTACCATTGACCAGTTGGGCCCTTGAACCCGTGATCCCAGTAACGAACGAAAGGTACGTCACCATTTAAGCCAGGTAGGAAACGAATGACTGCGTAACCATTACCTGCTTTGTCGCGGGTTGGTTTCCACATACGGTCGTCAACATATTTGGACTTATCTTGTGAACCTTGAGATGGATCTGCTTGTGCGAGGAGAGATGCAACGTCTGTACGGTTGCGTTTGAGATTTGCAAATGACATATTTGTATTCCTTGTATAAACGTAGTATTGGTGTCGGCGTATACCCGACAATGTATATAGTACCACAACTATTCTGAGATTTCAAGGGGTTTCCAAACAGAATCAGCTGTGTATACGTACGATCCTAAATGTTCCTTGTCCCACTGGTGTGGTTCAATTAGACTTATGATCGCTTTACCTTCGATAAGGTAAAGATGGTACGTCACCCCAACACGGGGGACAAAGTTGTATGATGCGTTGTATAAGTAATCATTCAACTTGGATAGTTCTACTAGGTTCTGATATTCCTGATTCAGTAACTCTAGTTTGTTCTCGAAATAATTACGTGCGAGTGATCCTCGTTCTGACTGAAACAGTTTGGTGTCAGGCAGTTCGATAGGTGGTGCGGCGTTGTTGTCGCCATAGGTAAGTAACGCACGTTTCTTGCTCATTCGAGTGGTTGGAAATCATTACTTCCTTCAAGAAAGTTAAGTCGCATTGCATCAGCTTCTAGTTTATCTTTGATGACTGGCGTCATGTACTTAGCAATGTCTTCAGGTTCTATGTTGTTCTTTTCACAGATCATGAGAATCGCATCCATATGAGTCAGACTATATCTCAGTACGGTTTCTTCTACCATGGTTTGAAACCGTTTCTTTGTCATCATCACATTATCTAAATTTTCCATATCATTCCTAAGTCGGGGTAGTATACACCCTTGGTTCGTTTTGCAATGCCGTCCTTGTCATAAGCAAGGGCAACACAGATTGGTGTTGCTTTGTGTTCACGGTTCAGACCATAATGAGAGTCCAACCAGATTCCGGTCTTGAGATAGGTCTGCATGTTCGAGACATATTGTTTCGACAGATCATCGGTATTGTTCTTCCATGCAGCTATCCACAACTTGACCTTGTCCGGATGTAGTTTATGATCGTCATGAAACCCCTGAACAGAAGGGTGTAGTGCAGGTTCATAGAACATCTTCGCACGAAGTTCAGCACCACGTTCAAACAAATCCCGCAGAAGTGGGATGATAGTGCCACGCACAGACTCAGGCATGTATCCCAGTTTAATCGCCTTCCATCCATGTTTTGCGATTGCATTCAAATAGACATCGGGTAAAACGTTGACCTCCGCTGGCGTAAGTTCTAGTTCTATACCGACAAACTTTTTCATCGAGTGCATTCTTTCTCGATCTGTTGTTTCACCGTGTACGAATGCCTCACACTCATTCCAAGCTGCGAGTCGTTCCTCTTCGGTCTTTGCCTTCATCAACCGATCCCACTTGGGTTCGGGGATCAGTGTCTTCTTTTTCTTGGCTGTAAATTTCTTAACTCTCTTCGCCACGGAATTTCCTATTCGCTCTTATCATTGATTCGAGAAAGTCGGTATCTGTAGTTCGGCATGAGATGTTGAGTAGTGCCATGGTGTCCTTGGGTAGACAGTGACCACCATAACCGAACTTACCGTCGGGGCCTGGCACCTGAGAGTGACTCGTTCCAATGCGAGGATCGATCGTAATTGCATCGACCATTGCATCAAAGTCTTCGTATCCCAGTTCATTGTAAATCTTGTACATCTGATTCCAGAACGTCACCTTCATTGCAAGGAACGTGTTCTCGACATACTTACCAAACGCAGCTTGGTCACGTGAACAGAACTTGACTTCTTCGAGACAAGGCAATACAGGTTTGAACAGTTCATGCCAGAATCGCATTGAACCACCACCATAGATTGCAAACTTTTGAAAACGAAACTCTTCGGTTGGATTGCGATTTGAGTTTGAACTTGCAAGGAACTCCGGCGAAACCGTGATGTCCAAATCACCATAATCCTCAAGGAATGTGGGGATCACCGCACTCTTGATCAAATACTTGGTGTTGCCGTACTTCTCAAATACGTCAGCTACATTAGACGTATCACTCTCACCATTCTTACCCATTGGTGTCGCAACAGCAACAACCACACCATCCACCGTATCGTCGGCGGGAAAATCATAACCCTTGTATGGATCATCAATCGCAATCTCAACGCCCGAATGTTCATTCAAAACATTAGCAACTGCTTGACCTACTGGCCCATATCCAGCAATAACAATCTTCAATCTAAACTCCCATCTTCATACTGACCACACCAATTACAAGCCTTTTCCTTCTCGACGTTTATCACCGCATGTTCTTTCTCACACTCGTGACGCCACATGTCAAAGGGTCTCTCTAAAGGATTCTCTGACTCAAAAATTTTATCCCAGTTCTCAGAGAACGTATTCCTATCAACCGCTAAAGGTCTCGGCTTGCTGCCCTTTCCACTCATATTCACTCCACCATTCAGGTTTGTCTCGCTTTGTCCATTTCGCAAACTCACGTTTGTCTGCCCAATAAAAGTTTCGATAGGACTTCAAAGAATCACCCTCGACAATACACTGTGGATACTGCGCCATTGCTGGGGTGGGTTGTGTAAAGTTGTTTTCGGTGATGCCTTCCGGAGCTAACAACAAATAGTATTCTAGTTTGTTTTGACTCTCGTGTTTACGACCATACCGATGCGTATATTCTTCACACAAAAACATCCACATCTCATACAACCACTCATAGTTAGCTCGCGAGTCGCGAACCCACTTTGCAGACGGGTGGTTGACATGACATGCTTTATATAGGTTTAGGTTCATCAAACCATCTGGATGAAAGTATCGATTGATACGTCGTCCGTTTGTGGTTCTGCCTTCCCAGACCTCACCATCAATCACACGATGTGCAGTCGAAAGTAGTTGTGCATACTCGATACACATTTTCACGACATGTTTGTCGCAGTGTTGACGAGCACATTCTTGTGGTTCTGGATCAAGATAAAATATATTCATAACGATTGAATGTAGTCGAGTACCTTCTCTCCTTTCTTGTCAATCCAAGTTGCACCGTTGTAGATGCCAGTTATAATAAGATACAACAAGTCCCACGCTAAAGCAAGCGGGAATACTACCGCCAGTAAAAAATGTTTTCTTTTCATAGCTTCTCCAAATGGATACCACACTGTTGTAAAAACTCTTTACCACTACCTTTCGAAGATTCGTAATCCTCTTTATAGTACACCGTATTTATTCCAGATTGGTATATCAACTTGCCACACTCAATACAGGGCATATGTGTGCAGAACAAAGCCGAACCTTCACCAGACTCAGTAGATCGAGCGAGCTTGGTGATTGCGTTTGCCTCTGCGTGTAGGACTTCGGGTTTGGTGTACCAATCTCCGTAGATGTCTAAATCTTCGCCTGCCACATCGAAATGGACACCTTCATAGGGTTTCCACTCTTCGCAGTTGTTATCCCACCCAGAAGGGGTGCCATTGTAGCCTACAGAAATGATGCGATCATCCTTGACGACAACCGCACCAACTCGTTTCTTTCTTGCCGTGGACAGTTCTGCGGTCTTCTCCGCGATGTCCATATAGTAATACCGATACTTACTCTTTACCATGATACCTTCGCCTTCTCTAACGCCACTTTCCGTTGAACATAGAGTATTTCACCCCAGTCATCTTTACCAATTTCGTACATAGTAGTGTTTCGGTCAGCATTATACTGACCACAAGCACTCAATGTATGACCATACTGCCCATGATATGAATAATATTCGTCCTCTATCTTTCTAAGATAGTCACTCCACGATTCACCTTCTTTAAGTTTACGCCTTGGATACATGACTACTCCTTATCAAAAAAGTCAGCGGGTTTCAACTCGTTATATAACGCACAGGCCTCAGACCGGAAACCTTCCGCAGTGAGTCTTTCAATCTCAGCTTCGATTCGTTCTCGTTCGACCATACCGCGTTTGTAATACCGTTGGTCATCTGAGTATGTATAGTACCAGTCATGAGACTCCAACATTTCTTTCAATTCGTCTAACATCACGCAACCTCCATCATAGCTTCAAGTTCTGCGAAGGTATCATCGATACCGTGCATTTCCATTTCTTTCTGTTGACGCCAATCGACAGTCACAGGTTCAAACTCTTCACGAGTCGTAGAACCGATCATACCTTCCTCGGCGTTCTGAACCCAGCGGCGAACACCAACCACCTCGTTATCAAAGTTGAGAACCTGTTGCTCCATCAACAAGTCACCACCGATGGAGACATGAACATTGGTGATTGCTTCCCAGAACTCAACATGGTCTGACTCGACATAGTCGATAGCATCGACCACCTGTACATTGATAATGTACTCCTGCTCGTAGTCATTACGCTTGGCAATGCCATTCTCGACGGCATTGTACCACTCGACATCCGCGAGTTGAGCGGGGGTGCAAGGCACCACATAGGTGGAACCACCCTTGGGCTTCCACCGCTGAGGGCACTCACCCTCACCGTCCCAACAATGGGCACCATAGTTCTCAAGATACTGAGTTTGGAAAACGATACGGATAGTTTGGTCAGACATAATAAAAACTCCAGTAGAGAAAAGGGGGGGAGAAACAGTGAACCCGAAG